CAAGGGCATAGCACCAGTAAGACCAATTGAGCTCAAACCACCATCTGAGGTCAGGAACACGACCACAGAAAGCGGAGAGATCTATAAAGGATTGATATATCAAGTTACACAGGTAACAAATAAGTTTGACAAGGGAATATTCACACAGGACATACAGGGTGTGCTAAGACAATACCTCTCACCAACTGAAGATCTAAGGGCAGATCCTGAGGTGAGACCAACCAATAGCGTGACACTTAGTGGCCCGACCGGAAGTGTAACATACAACGGACCAACAGGAGCCAACAACATCCAGGGAACGGTGATACCACCATTGTTGGTCTCACAACCATCAACATCTACCACACAGGCGGCTCCGAGGACAGCATTTGGAAGTAATCAAGCACCAATTTATGTAGCACCTGATGATGACGCGAGTTAAATAGAAACATGGCAGAAAATATAAACAGAGGTATAGGTAGGGGAGCAGGATTCCAACTTGACAAGGGAGGAGTGCCTACCGAATCGGGACCTTTTATAGGCAAGGTAAAGAACAATATTGACCCAACACGCTCGGGCAGGATACAGGTATTCATAGAAACTTTCTCGGGTGTCAAGGAAGATGACCAGGACAACTGGAGAACCTTAAACTATCTATCACCTTTCATGGGTGTGACCAATCAGAATAACCAAAACTTTGGTGCAGACGGAACCGGAGATTACTTTAACAGACAAAGCTATGGTATGTGGTTCTCAGCACCTGATGTTGGAACCAAGGTATTGTGTTTCTTTGCCAACGGTGACCCTAATCAAGGATTCTATCTAGGTTCAGTCATGGAGCCGGGCATTGGCCACATGTTACCGGCCATTGGAGCATCATCAAACTATGTCAAGGGAACAAGTTGGGGTGACAGTTATCAAAAACTACCTGTAACTGAAATTAATGTTAAGTCGACAGATATATCAGAAGATCCACAGTTCTACAATAGAAATAAACCAATACATGAGGCAGTGGCCGCAAAGTTAAAGATACAGGGATTGATCAATGATCCAGTGAGAGGTGTCATAGGTTCTAACAGCCAGAGAGAAACACCATCTAAGGTATTTGGCTTTTCAACACCGGGTCCTGCAATATACGCAGATGCTCAACAAGTAAACACACTTACTAGATTAGGTGGACACAGTTTTGTCATGGATGACGGTGATGATCAGGGCAACGACAAACTAGTTCGCATCAAAACATCAGCAGGTCATCAGATCATGCTCAGCGACAGTGGGGAAACTGTATACATATCACATGCCAACGGACATGCCTGGATAGAAATGGGCAGAGAGGGCACACTTGATGTTTTCTCAACCAACTCAGTCAACGTTAGAACCAAGGGTGACTTAAATCTACATGCTGACAATAACATTAATTTATATGCTGGCAACAGTCTGAATGCCTTTAGTAAGAACACAATGAAGTTAGAGTCTACGCTGACAAGCATTCGCAGTGAAGCAGAATTAAAATTATATTCAAAATTAAAACTGGTAGCACGTTCAGACAATATCCTAGCATTGGATGCAGAAGAACTAGGATCATTTGACGGTGGTGACAGCCTAGTATTTTCAGCAGACTGTATAGCACTCAATTCAGGTGCAGGTGTTCCTGTGTCGGCGGCCACAGCAATACGCAAGAACAAGGTAGCAGACACCACATATAAAAATGGTGAATGGACAGCGGAAGGCAAAGAACTCGAAACTATCAATACCCGAGTGCCAACACACGAGCCATGGCCATATCACAACAGAGGAACACAAAACTCTGTTGAATATGCAGGCACACTGAACACTGAGTTTCCTCAATTTACAACAGAAGCTCTGCAGACTGCGGCACAGTTTGCACCCAACGGCATTGGCATAGATGATTACACTAGTGTAACAAGAGCAACTACGGAAATTGGAACACTGAGCAGTGAACAATTAACAGGACTTAAAGCACAGATAGCCAAGACAACCGGATTAGATTACGCTGACTTTAATGTTGATATTGGTGTTGGTAAGTTTGGTTTATCTCCTGAACAACTAGAGAGAGCAGGATACCTAACACCAGGCACTGTGGCGAACTATCTTGGTGATCCTGCTGATACTGAATCTCTTTTAAACAATACTAACTTCTGGACTGAGAAGGACGGCATAAGCGACTTGCCAGCATTCCTCAATTCGGTAGCGGCGCAGGACTCGGCAGTGCAATCAACCATGCAAGACAGTTTTAGCAAACTAAGATCAAATGGCGTCGTCAAAGGAACAGAATCTGCAGGCGACCTTGGTGGATTGCTCACAGGAGCAGTAAATTATGGTGTTGACAACACGGTTAAATGGGCCAAGGGACAGGATCTGAACTCAACAATTAAAAATGGAATATCACAGTCAGTGAGGGACGGTCAGTTTGCGGTTGCTTATACCAATGAGAAAATTACACCAACAATGACTTCATTTAGCTCTCCTGGAGGATATCAAAACACTATCAATGATCAGGCAGTGGTTGATGAAGCCAATCAATTACTAAGTGATCCACGAATCTCAGGATCATAAATACTATTATGGCAACCTACTACGGATTTAATACAATTGATCAAGATAAGAAGTTCAGACTCGTTGACTATGAATTAGTCAAGCGAGATGTTCTCAATAGCCTCATGATCAAACAGGGTGAGAAACCAGGCAATCCTACGTATGGCACTAGTATCTGGAACATAATATTTGAACCACAGACTGATGATGTCATGCGAGATATCAAACAAGAACTACAGAGGACCATAGAACAAGATCCTCGTGTCAAACTAGATCGCATCAATGTCTATCCTGAAGAGAACGGTGTTCTCACAGAACTAGAAGTTACGGTATTACCCACCACAGAACAACAGCGATTGACCTTGTTCTTTAACCAAGAATCACAGACCGCAGAAATTCGCTAATATAATATACGCAGTTATCTAAAGTGATAAATATTGGATAACAGAGAGATATTATGGCGAAGACAACTAGACAAACATCAATATTTGGAGCGGAAGACTGGAAGAGATTATATCAGACTTTCCGTGAGGCAGACCTTCAGAGCTACGACTATGAGACCTTAAGAAAGTCTATGGTTGACTATCTCAGATTATATTATCCTGAGACATTCAACGACTTCACTGAGTCATCAGAGTTCATCGCCCTGTTAGACTTAATGTCATTCATGGGACAGGGCCTGGCATTCCGTAATGATTTAAATGCTCGTGAAAACTTTATTGACACAGCAGAACGCAGAGACTCAGTTGTTAAACTAGCAGAGCTAGTTGGTTACAAACCTAAGCGTAATGAGAACGCACAGGGGTATATCAAAGTAACAGCAGTGTCAACTTCAGAATCAATCACAGACTTCAACGGCTTTAACCTAAGTGGTGTGACTGTGCGTTGGAATGATGCTACCAATGCTGATTGGTTTGAACAGTTTAACACAGTGATGAATGCCGCCATGGTATCAAGCCAACGATATGGTCGTCCTGGCATGGGTCAGAGCATATTGGGAGTGCAGACAGACGAATATGAGTTGAACGTGACACCTGGATATCTACCAGTTATTCCATTCGAATCAACTGTAGATGGTGTGGGCATGAGCTTTGAGGTCACATCAGCAACTTCAGCAAACAAGACTTATGTTTACGAACCAGCACCACAGCCAGACGGACAGTTAAATGTCCTATATCGTAATGATAAACTGGGTTATGGTTCGGCAAACACAGGTTACTTCTTCCTGTTCAAACAAGGTAGTCTAGTTAATCAACAATTTACCCTAGGTGAGAGAATTGCCAACAGAGAAGTTGACATCTCAATTGAAGGTGTAAACAATGATGATGTTTGGTTATTTGAAGAAGACAATGGTATACTAACAGAGTGGACTAAAGTTGATTCAATCTATGGTGTAGGTGCTACTCCGGTGGTTGATGGACAACAGAGAACGGTTTACTCAGTTGAATCAGGTGGCAATGACACTATCACGATCAACTTTGGTGACGGTGTGTTTGCCAAGATACCAGTTGGCACATATAGATCATATGTTAGAACATCAAACGGTCTAGAATATGTGATCAATCCAGGTGAAATACAGTCAGTGACTGTGAGCTTACCATATATTTCACGCAACGGTCGTAACGAAACTATCACATTTACACTTGGCCTACAAGAACCCGTGACCAATGCCAAAGCGAGAGAAACACTAGATGAAATTAAAACTCGTGCTCCTGCCAGATTCTACACACAGAATAGAATGGTCAATGGAGAGGATTACAATAACTTTCCATACACACAGTATACATCAATATTAAAATCAAAAGCAGTTGGCAGATCATCAATAGGCCTTAATAGATATCTCGATCTATTGGATCCAACAGGCAAATATTCGTCTACTAATTCATTCTGTGCAGACGGAATGTTCTATCAAGACTACAGTGATCCAAACTTTACATTTACCTTTGTTGATACCAATGATATTTCATCAACGATAACCAACACATTGGAACCAGCCATTTCAGCTCGACCAATGAGACACTTTTACAATGACAAGTTTGGTAGAATCAACCTAACATCAACAGACATATTATGGCAACAGTCAACATCAACTACGAATCAATCAACCGGTTACTTTAAAAATGCCGCAGGCAATCCAATTGCAGTTGGATCGATTGCCTCAGGTAATACGAAATACATTGCCAACGGCGCACTAATTAAATTTGAAGCACCCAGTGGTTTATATTTTGATGCTAACAATAAATTAAAAGCAGGCACACCAACAGGAGCCAATGAGAAATTAGTAATATGGGCAACTGTGACAAGTTTAACAGGAGACGGCACTAACTTTGGCGACGGTAATCTAGCAGACGGTTCAGGTCCTGTGGCACTAAACAACTTTTTACCAACAGGTGCTGACATCACGGAAGTTATTCCAGTGTTTGT